TCTTTTGGATAATTCTTTTCACCTGAAAATTTTACCATACTTTCTGGCAGCTCGCCTTCAGGTAGACAAATGGCATCCTGAATCCATTCATTAAATTGACACGCAAGTAGGTCATTTACCATTGCTTGTGATTTACCAAGATCACGAAGCGCCTCAATACGTTCTTCACGAGTTTCCATTTTATGGATATTGCGTAGAATTTCGTGAAGAGGTTTTTCATATGTATTAATCATATTATACTTTCTTAGGAATAAAATCTTCGAGACTCTGTGTAAGATTTGCACAGCGACTCTTAATCAAATAATTTAATACACCACTCATTTGTGGAATATCGTAGTTTTCGTACTCACTATTTATTCGCTCTTGAAGTTCGACTGGTATACACTGAAAATCAAGTAGCATTTTGTTTTCATCATAACGATTACATTCTTCGGCTGTAAAGCATTGACGGCCGTTTTCTAGTACTTCGCCTAGAAACTTTTGTGATATTGGCTTTTGACGGCCTCCACCATTTACATAAAAGTCAGAAGGACTTTTGATATTTGGAATACCATCCTTTGCTTGGCCCTTTATGATTGACTCATGGAGCCAAACATCTGGATCGCCCTTTACTGCCTTTTTTGTATTAGTTGACCATTGCTTTACGTTTGAATATCGCTGAAGCTGAATATAGTCTTTATCAGCAGCAATGATCATAACTGGTTCATGCTTACCGAACTCCTGTGTACGGTGTACCATTGTAGCAATACAGTCATCGCCTTCGGCACCACTGACATGAAGAACTCTATAAGGCATAAAGTCTTTTATCTCATTAGAGATATTATTTAAAGTTTGAAATATCTCATCCCAATCTAGCTTACTTTCATCTCGTGACTTTTTGCGAGATGCTTTATAATAAGGAAACACGTCTTTTCGCCATGAGCTATGGTCCATACATAAAACCATTTCGCCATACTTATCACGGTATTTCTTATTATATGATCGTAGATTATTGAGAATGAGATGGCGCAATAGCCGCTCTTCGGTACCCATTCGGTTGAGTACAACAGCACCAATTGAAATTGCGCTATAGTCTACTAGAATCATGATATGTCCTTTTCAATTATAATTCTATTATATCATAGAATGAAAAGTTTGTACACTACTTTTTTACAATCCATATTTTGTTCTCACTGCGCCATAGTTTTGTTTTACTTGATCTTCTGATAATGCTTGATTGTAAACTTTTATTTGATCTATTTCACCAGCAAAATAACTATAAGATGTGTCGTTTACGTATCTTCCTATTGTAAAGGTTCCACCCGCGTTTTCAAACGAACCTAAACCCGTGGCATCAGCGGTACTCTTAAGAACTCCATCTACATACAGCTTTATGTTATTCGATGATCTATCTAAAACTCCAACTACATGTTGCCATACTGATGTGGTTACGGAGTCGCTATCTGTTGCTGTATAATTTGAAGTCGAATCTCCTATGAGAAACGACCAACCTTGGCCAGATTCTCTGCGAAGAGTAAACTTTGGATATCCGGAGGAACTATATCCTCGCCCCGCTATTTGTGTATAGCTTTGAATCGAAGTTGGAAATACAAATGCTTCTATAGTTATATTACTATCAGAAGCAAATCTAGAAAAGTTTGGCGCTGTTAAAAAATCGCTAGTTCCATTAAATGTTGGCGTATCATCTTGAACATACGTTAAATTATTTGATCTTATAGTTTGCTCTTGGCTAGAAATATCTACTATAGCATCAGTATCTGCTCGGGTTCCATCGACGTATTTAGTTGCATAGCTACCCACTTCAAGTTGCAACCATGCCATTTTAAAAAATCCATTACCGCCATCTCTAAATGCTTGAGGACTCATAGATACTGGATCTACACCTTCGTCTGGAATAGTAAATGTTCTAATTACACGAGTCCACTTATTAGTATAAATTGTAGGATATGTAATATTACCAATAGCTCTACCGAGTCCAGGCGAATATAAATTTCCGTTAAAGCCAGTGCAACTAATATTTTTAACATAAAATGAAAGTGTGTATGTTTCTCCAGCAGCTAGGGAATAATTGCCAATAGACACTGTTCTATTGGGATCATAAACATAATCGGCATTTAAATAGCGAACATCTCCTATTGTGCCATCTGGTAATATATCTTGAATTGTTTCATTTGTAGTAAAATTTCCATTGCCATTAAAAAAATTGCCATAAGATAAATTTATGGCTGGCTTGCCCTTCCATGATTTTTTTCCATTAGCAAGGTCGTAATAAAGAACAAGACCGTCTCTATTAATTTCTGGACCAGAAAATGCACTCATTAGACATTAAACCTTCTACGGAATGCATTAAAGTTTTGAGCTATTTCACTTTCCGACAAATCTCTATTATACACATGAGCCATAGCAATCAATCCACCAAAATGCCAATATATTATATTTAATCCTATTGTAAACTTTTGGGTAATATTAGAAGGATATGGCGTATAACCAGAACATGCAGTGCTTGTGTCTAAAGTATCATTTAAATATATTTTCGCAGTTGTGTTATCATGTGTCATAGTCATCATATGCCAAGTATCAAATGGTATTTGTGATCCAACGGTTGAAAGGTTCCCTACTTGTTTCTGGGCTCCAGTGCTATCATATAAGATTCCCCATGGTTTTCTTTCTCTTGATCCACCACCTATTCCTATCATTTTTCCAAAACCAGTTGGACTAGTTCCAGAGCAACCCATTAATGCTACAGTTTGGCTAGCAGTATCATAACCAGAAGATGCTAAATTAAACCAACAAGTCATTGTCCATGGAGCTAATAGGGTATTTAATTCTGTGGTCTGTACTTCAACATAATCATTTCCACCTTCATACGATGATGCGGAATATGCTAATGAGACTCCATTTCCAGAAATTGTCGCACCATCTTTTAAAATAGCATCATAGTTTTGAGCTAAATCGTACCAATCAGTGCCAGACCCAGGATATGACTTTGGATTAGCTGCATCTATCCCAAAAATTAAACCATCAGTTACAATACTAGGACTATGTACAAGTGCCATTAGATACCGTACCTTCCTCGAGTTGCATTGAAGTTTTGTTGTATTTCTTGAGCAGTCAAAACCCGATTATATATTAATACAATAGAAAAGCTGCCTATAAATGCTTCGTTCCAAACTCCTGCTGTTGATCCAGATCTTCCTATCCCGAAGTTAGAATTATTACCACCTATATCAGGAAAACTGTTATTAGTGTTAGCGAGATTACCATTATAATAACCTTTAGTTTCTGTGTTATTATAATCTGCCGTAAAGGCTAAACACACCCAATCGCTTGGTGTAGGAGATGGCACTATAGTCATATTATGCACGCTAGTAGCTCCTCCACTACTATATGATCTCCACTCCCACCCATTTCCTTGCAATTCTTTGAACCCCATTCTAGGCCACCAACCACTACCATATCCTATATCAGGCATGTTATGTGAGGATGTTGAGATCTGTTCTCCTCTGGCATAACAAAACCAGGTATAATCAGTGTTAGCAAAATTAGTTGAGTTGTAGGTTGCAACAGCATAGTCGTCTGTGCCATCAAAAGACATTTCGCCTTGATAATTTGTTTCGTACGTAACAGTGTTAATTAGACTAGCATCAATACTATTACCACTTAGATCATACCATGTAGTTCCAGTACCAGGATACGACTTTGGATTAGCCGCATCCAAAGCAAGCACAATACCATCGGTTACAATTTTTGCATTATTATATTCAATTGCCATAACATATTTATTACCAAGTTGAAAGTGCTGCTCGTACCCATGTATTAGCCGCAGTGCATACATATATATAATTTGCGTCCCAAGCAATATCACCTTGATTGCCAGTGTCAGTCGCAGAACTTGGAGTTTTCGCAGTCCGGACTCGAATGGTATCGCTATTTACGTCAAGTTTAGCAGTAGGAGTTGCGGTTCCAATACCAACATCGCCTGAAAACTCTGCGATACGAACAGTACCATCATCAATAACTTCGATTGAAGGTATACCAGAAATATCATTAACCGAAAAAATTGTTCCGCTTAAACTATCCGTAACAGAAAATAATTGGCCAGAAGTTCCACTTACTTCAAACTTAGCGGTTGGTGTATCTGTTCCAATGCCTACGTTACCGTTAGATCCTTTTATTGTCATCGATTTATTAGCATTAGCATAAAGGGATAAATTGCTGCCATCACTATCCATGCCGTGGTGTCGGAGGCCCGTGCTGTGTCGACACCAAACACCAAAATCTGAATGAACATGCTTTGATTTTACTATTAAATCATTTGCCTGAAAATAAATTAATTCATTATAGTCATTATCAACTATATTTCCGGTTAGGCCAATATCACCAACTACCGATAGAGCCTGAGTAGGAGTTGTGGTACCAATGCCAACATTTCCACTATTTAAAATAGTTAATGATGGAGAATTATTAGTAGCTAGGGTAAGTGAAGTATCATTTACCGCAGTGATATATTGATTAGGATTTCCAAACGTGATCTTATCGGCGCTATTCATCTGAATTCCACCAGACAAATATGATGTTCCCGCAACTTGTAATTTATAGGTCGGAAAGGATGTGCCGATCCCTACGTTACCACCATCTAATATAATATTTCCCGTATGATTATTTTCAATCTTTAAATCATCGGTGCCATCAAATCCAATCGTTCCAATAGTACCAAAGGTGCCATCATCCGTAAATAAGATTTTTGTTATTGACGTATTACCAGTAGAATTATTATCTTGTAAAGTTAAGGATGTAGCATTTGAACTGAGTTGAAGATTAGATCCATCCCATGTTAAGTTGCTATCACCTTGAATTGTAGTAGAGTTAGTCCATATAGCTAATTGATTATCTGCTGGTGTGCCAACTTTAGCTACATCGCCAGTTCCACCACCTCCACCACCTCCGCCACCGCCTGCAGAAGCTTCAACCCACTGCGCTGATGATCCATCATTATAGTATATAAAGAGAGAACCTACATCAGAATCCCACCATAGGTCTCCATCATCTGGGCTAGATGGAGCGCTTGATTGTATTGGAACTCCTGCGCTATAGGCTTTATACTCAAATTTTGCGGTTGAAGAGTTATAGACTAATACTGTTTGATCTGCTCTATCAGAATTATTGACATCGTCCATCTCAACAATATTGCTAGAAATGTCGTGCCTATTAAGTATACTTTGAAATGTTTCAGCTTCATATTTTTTAGTGGAATTATTAAATATTAAAACTGAGTTATTCGCAAGACTACTAAGTGTTTGTCTTTGAACATCGTCATTGTCCATGATCCGAACAGAACCACCGCCCGATACAATAGGCCGGCGCGATAGCTCGGAAAGAAAATTATCTATGTCTGTTTTTTGAAGATTGACTTGCTCTTCTAGTTTACTTTCTAAAGTCTTACTAACTTCTTCAATATATGGGTTAATGTCTGGAACTACGGCATCTTTGCCAGAAGGGCCCTGTGGCCCGGCAGGACCCGGTAATCCCTGTGGTCCAACTAAACCTTGTAGTCCAATTGGTCCCTGTTCTCCCGTTGGACCCTGCGGGCCAATAGGACCTTGCTCACCGATAAGACCTACTGGTCCAATATCGCCTTTATCACCCTTATCACCCTTATCTCCACGAGGTCCCATTTCACCAATAGGACCCTGCTCGCCAATAAGGCCTTCTTTACCTCGTTGACCACGCGGACCACGTTCGCCGATTGGGCCAACATCACCCTTGACAGAAATTTGATTTGTTGAAAATGGATTAGAAGACTCTACAATATAAAAATTGCCGTCTTCTCCAAAAAATATAGATCCTTCTGAAAGACTCTGTGCCTGCTCTTCGTTTAGTTTATGCAAACACGTATTCGAAGAATCAATTAAAGTTTTTACGGTAGAAGATAAAGCCGCATTACGTTTATCAACCGCTTCTCGTATAATCTGCTGTCTTCGAAGAGATTTTGCTTCCTCAATTGCTTGCTTTTTTGCAAAATCCATATTACCATAGCCTTTTTTGAGAAGGAGTCATATATTCCCAAATTTCAGGATCAACATCTTCTGGAATTACTTCTTCAATCACCGTTTCGCTTAATGGATGCAAATTATCGCAATGGCATTCGCTATCTAGTACTAGCTTTTTATCAAATACTTGGTGCATATTAACATTCTCAGTATTTGTAGATCTTGTGAGGTAGATAATAGATTCATATTGCATACATGGCAAACTAGAGTATCTCTTTTGACACGAATTAAGATACGTATATGGCTTAAGCTTAAGGCCAATCCCATGCTCTGTTGCCTTTAAGCCATCAATAGAAACGCTTATTTTAGTTTCATCTGGTTTATAATCATGCCAGTTGCATTTATCATCGCAGCTCATAACTGGAAGGTACAAATTATTGGCGCACGTTTCTAATCCACATTTCCACGCAAATTTACGTATATCATTAACCATTCTCGAATCAATTGGACGATAAACACTTAATGGCGTGTCTATTTTAAATAAGACTTTTGACATACTATATCCTATCTATAAACGATGCAATATTTGGCTTTGATATTTGAAGAGCTTTATGCTCTTTTATGATTTGGCTACGTGGAATATAACCATCTTTAAAGCTAACTTTATCTCTATTAAATGGGTTTATTTTCTGAAGCAAACCAAATGCTTGATCGTCACTGTATTTTTTATTTCTGGAAAAGCGGCGAAGACTTTCAATATCACGCTTTTCAACGTCACGAACAGTCTTTACATCGAATGATCGCCAATCATTTTTTACAAGATCAAAAACTGGAATAACTGTTTCTGGACCTAAGTAACCTTGACTATTTGGGCCAGGAAGCTTATCACCTTGTCCAACTTGTTTAATGATATCAGGATTTCGAGTACAGACTAGATGTCTTTGACGCCCATTAGATTTTTTAATAAACTTTACTATAACAACGCCCCGTAAATCACGATAGAAATCGTCTATAGACATTGACCGTAGCTCCATTATGAGCTCAATCGGTTTATCTGTGTTCTGTTCTACAAAGTGAAGAATCATGTTAAGTCCTTGAAAGTTTGCATTATAGATGCTTCGAATGTATCTTACAGCCTATGAACTCATTATAGTAGTCAGACGAAAAAAGGACTTCTCTATCAAACTGTTCTTTAGCTTCGTAATAACTCAATTCGCCTTTCTTTTTACAGAGCCTAAGTATTTCTCTTTTATATTTATCTATTCCATTCTTTGCAACTGACTCTTGAAGATTAGATGAAGAACCGAAATAGTTACGCCAATCAGAATCAATATAAAAGGTCTTACGCCTTTTATTACCATTTTTAAGAGTTACCGTTCTTTTTGTTGGTTTATGAAATAGCTTCTTACCAACATATTTTTTACCGGTATCAATTTCAGTAATAAGATATACAAATCCTATATAATCTTTACGGTCAGGCGTTTCATCGAATGTTTTGTTTTTAAATAACCACATATGGCTATTTATTAAAGCTACTCACTACTCTTTTGATTTCTTCTGCTGGAATTTCTTGCTTTTTCACTAACTGAATGGCTGCAGCGTTATAAACAATATAAACATCATGCTCAGGTATATGCCAATTAATATCTAAAACTTTACCCGATTTTAGTGGAATTGTATATTTTATAGCGTCATTATCATTCCGCGTTTGTTTTCCAGTTTGAGTTCCAATGTCTTCAATGCGGGAAGGAGTAAGTTTTACTGTATAGAGCCACGGTTTAGATCCTTTAGCATCTTTTCTTTGTATTGCGCTTTTAGCATAATTGATTGCAACGTCTTTATTTGTAGTAAAATATGCCCCGCCCCCGCCGGCAACATCATTAATAGCTCGACCACGATCAACCGTAAATTTATTGATGTCACTGGTATTTGTGCCATGATAAGCAATAATTGAAACTTGTTCATTGATCAATTCTTTAAATGATTTCATAAGCTAATAGCCCAATCTTTTTTTAAGTTCGTTATATCCACCGATTGAATCATCATCAACTACAATTTGTGGCACAGTTTTTGCCTCAGGAAATAGTTCTAATAGCTCATTACGAGTAATATCAACCCCAACTACAATTTCATCATATGGTATTTGCCGCAATCTACAAAGGTTTTTTGCCTTTTCGCAAAATGAGCAATCGGGTTTTGAATAAATTTTAACTTGCATAATATTTCCTTATATATTTATAATGTAAATTCGCTAAGAGCGTTTTCAACGGAATCATGATCGATACCACCACCATCAAGGTATTCTTCAATTTCTGTTTCTTGCGGTGCTACTTGAACTGCTCCGCCTGAGATCCATGATTCGGTCCATGGAAGAGGATTAGATTTACCCGGAGAATATGGTGATGAGAGTCCAACGGCTCTCATTCTTTTAGTACCAATCCATTCTGCGTACGACTGAAGCATTGCAGCATTAAGACCAATCATTGTACCATCTTTAAATAGATACTCAGCCCACGCTTTCTCCTGCTCGATAGCATCGATATAGATCTGACGAGTCTCATCTTGAAGCTCTTCGGCGATCGCTACAAACTCAGGATCATCCTTAGGAAGTTGCTTAAGGATGGCAGTCGATATAGCAAGGTGGATGTTCTCGTCACGCGCAATAAGCTTGATGATTTTGGCGTTGCCTTCCATCTTCTTAAGCTCAGCAAATGCCCATGAGCATGCAAACGATACGTAGAACCGGATACCCTCAAGAGCATTGACCGAGTTCATACACAACCACAGCGTACGTTTGTCCCGTGCATTTATGAGTCGGTCATAGTACTTGGAGATGTCTTCAGCGCACTCAACAATTTCTGGAATGTCGAGCATGGTATCAAACACCACAGATGGATCGGCATAGACGTTTCTTATGATGTGCGTGTAGGATCTACTATGAATTGTCTCGAAGAATTCCCATGTAATGAGCGCTGTTTCGAGCTCAGGGAGCGATACGATGGGTCCAAAAGCTGCAACAGGTCCTCGTCCCTGTACCGAGTCGAGGAGGATTTGCCGTTTGAGATTTGAAGTAAAAATGTGTCTTTCATGGTCTGTAAGCTTGTCAAAATCAATTTTATCCTTTTCAAGGTTAACCTCTTCTGGACGCCAAAAGAGGCTTAACATTTTATCATTCTGTTTTTCAAACTGAGAATACTTTACTCGGTCATATCGTTGAACATCAACCGGTTCATCGAAAAACATAGTACGCTCAAGATGAGATTTATTTGCTTTTTTAAATACTGTCATATATCTATTATATCCCTTTATGAGTCCTTTGTACACTTATATTGTGCATGAATCACAAACTTCTTCTTCGGCGATAGGCCCATCATCATCTGTAATTGAAGCATCCTCAACTTTAGTTGGAGCAGGATTAGCATAATAAAGAGTCTTTAGTCCATATTTATAGGCGTATAGTGTATCAGTCATTAGCTGAGACATTGGTATTTTATTACCTTCAAAATGCTCAGGGTTATGACTAGTATTAAATGAACCAGCTTGGTCCATAAACTTTTGAAGAACGGCACAAACTGCGAGGTAGTCTTGAACGTTTTGATCCCAGCGTAGGTCATATACGTTCTTTAGTTTTTGAATCTCAGGAACAACCTGAGCAAGAGTACCATGCTTCGACTTCTTTTTGGTAACGAGCTCAGGTGGCGGCTCAATACCATTCGTAGCATTTGAAATTTGAGCAGAAGTTTCTGAAGGCATAAGAGCCATGAGCGTTGAATTGCGGACACCGGAAGTACGAGCTCGATATCTTAAAGCTTCCCAGTCCATATGATACTCGGGGCTAACGAGCTCATCGACAGATTTTTTATATGTATCAATCGGAAAAATGCCATCCGCATATTTAGTTTCATCTGAAGCAGTACACGCACCTTGCTCTTCGGCTAAGTCAATTGATGCTTCAATTAGATAATATGACCAAGCTTCAGCGTATTCGTGAATTGTAGCTAAAGCTTCTTTATCATATTTCAAACCTCGTTTTGCGAGGAAATACGCAAAGTTAATAATCCCTACACCAAGTGGTCTACGCTTTTCGGTAGAAATTTTAGCAGCTTTAATAGGATAATCTTGATAACTAAGTAATGCGTCTAAGCCACGAACAGCTAAAGTGCATACCTCTTTAAAATCTTCGGGATCATTAATGATGCCCCAATTAATAGCGCTTAATGTACATAGAGCTATTTCGCCATTCTCATCATTGATATCCTGAAATGGATTTGTAGGCAAAGTAATTTCTGTACACAGATTTGTCATTTTAACAGGAACTTTAAATGATGAGTGCGTGTTTACATGATCAGCAAAGAAAATATAGATACGTCCTGTTTCTTGGCGTTCTGTCAAAATCGCAGAAAAATATTCTCGAGCGCTAATTGACTTTTTACGAATAGATCTACTTCGCTCATACTTTTCGTATAGGTTTTTAAACTTTATAGTATTCTGATCATAAAATGCTTGATATAAATCTGGTACATCGTTTGGCGAAAATAATGTAATTTTTCCATTAGCCAATACTCTTTCTAAAAAGAAACCATTGAGATGAATACAATAGTCCATATCACGAATACGAGTTTCAAAGGTGCCTTTATTATTTTTTAGAACAAGTAGATCTTTAGCTTCATAGTGCCAAAATGGATAATTGATAGTAGCACTTGCGCCGCGTATTCCACCCTGAGAGCATGACTTAAGAGCACCACGAAAGTATCTCCAAAAAGGAACAACACCGGTATGTACAATTTCGCCCTGCCCAACCTTAGAACCTACAGCACGAATTGCACCACCATTTACACCGATCCCGGCTCGCTTAGCGGCATATGTACCAATAGCAGTTCCGGTCGAGAAAATAGATGGTAACGAATCACCCGACTCGATAAGAACGCACGATGAGAATTGACGAGTGTTAGTACGTGCGCCAGCCATAATAGGAGTTGGCAATGATATCTTAAACGTAGAGATGGCATCATAATAGCGCTTGACCCAACCAATACGATTATTGTCAATATTATAACCCGAAAACAAAGTCATTGCGACAAGCATATAAAGAACTTGTGGCGTCTCAAAATATTCACCGGTTGACCGATCTTGCAATAAGTACTTGCCTCTAAATTGCTCCATACCAGCAAAGGCAAAGTTATCATCTCTATTGTGTTTGATATACGACTCAGCCTTTTCCCACTCTTCATCAGTATAGATATTAAGAAGGGCTGGATCATATAAGCCAAGCTCAACATTTTTTTCTACAATATCGCGTAAAGCCGGCGGCTCATAGTCACCATATACTATTTTACGTAAATTATAATTAATGAGACGCGCGGCAACATATTGATAGTTTGGAGTGTCTTCAGAGATAAGCTCTGAGGCAGACTTAATAAGCAACTCGTGAATGTCTTCGGCAGGAATGCCATCATATAGTTGAATATTTGCACGTAGTTCAATTTCTGATATTGAAACACCGGTTAAACCTTCACATGCCCACTCAAGTACTCGGTGAATTTTATCCAATGAAATTGGTTCTAATTCGCCGGATCTTTTTTTAACATTCAATATTACCATAAATTACCTCATCAGAAAGAAATGAGCACAGTATGAATACCATGCTCATTATTTATTATATACTAATTATGCTAAAAAGTATACTACTTTTTTCCAGTTATTTTTTTAATTGTTCGGATAGACGTACCAATAGTAAGATCATGATTTTTAATTTTATCAATTAGTTTTTGTACATTAATTTTATCATCTGACATTTCGCCTTTATGCCGATCATACCATTGTGGCCAAGTATGTTTATTTGGTACTGTGCCTTCATCATAATCGTCAAACCAATATCTAATCCATTTTTGATACTTATCATTTGCGCCAAACATTTCATTTTGCTCTTCAGCTTCTTCAGCTTCTGCTGCGGCCTTTTTCATTGGCTCTTCTGTGTCGCCATCATTATCAAGATCTACAAAGTCTGGCTTTCCTTCTGTCTGTACACCCCTTAATAGATAACCGCGCGCCTCATCATAAAGTTTTCCGGCATCGCAACCACATTTTTCAGCCACTTTAGTTACGTTCATAGCCAAATATTTATTAATTGCCTCTTCATTTTTTGGTCCTTCATAAGAAGTAACAAGCATATCGAAAGCGTGCTCTAATGGATCTTTAGACCTATTATTAACCTCATTGCTGTAATCATCACCCTCCATATCGCGCTGCTCTGCAAGGTTTTCGCCAAGCTCTTTAAGTTTGGCTGAATAAAGTCCATGCATTTTTACCATATGCCCGTATTGAGTACTATGTTCTGAAGCCTTAGGCTTGATTTTATCTAAGTCCGTTTCTCCTTCCAAAGCAACTTTTGCCCAGGATAGAAGGTTATCTTCGATCTCTTTAATTGCGGCCTCGAGTTTATCTTTTGACAATTTGTGTACTGTCACGGTTGGAAAAAAATCATCTTCTACGGCCTCAGAGTAAACCAATTGGACAGCTTCCATAAGCGCGACGAACTTCTGCTTATTGCTTTTCATTTTCTTCTCTTTCAGAATTACGACGCCGGGCGTCTTCGTTTATTACTATAATACTATTTATAATATTTTTGCATTTATCATGCGCTTCCCATAAAGGAAATACAAACTTTTCGTTATAGTCTGTTTCAGTATGTATTTCTAATCGCTCTTCAGCCGTTAGACTAGGAGCAGCTGGGCATTTCATTAAAATATCATCTGGTATAGTTACATAAACTGGAACCATTTGAACTCTGTCAATCGTAGGCTGTGGAGTTGATGCGCATGCACCTAAGCCCATAATAGCTAGCGATATAAATGCAAAATATTTCATTAATCTTGATCCATTAGATTATCTAAAAAGAGACGAGTTGTTGGGCTAATTTCTTCTCGTACTCGTCCCTGTTCAGTCTCTTCTACTTGAGACTGAACTTCTCTTATTTCAGTAATCACTCGATCACGAAATTGTACGCGTTCAATAATTTCCGGCTCAAATCCATCCACTATTTCTTGAAGAAGTCTTTCACGCTCTTGAAGATCTTGAACCTTTCTTTTTTCAAACGCCAACTCTTCTTCAAGTTGCGTTGTATTGCATTGCTGAATAACTTCAGCGCGGATAGAATCAATATATCCGTTCCAGGCATTAACTGCCCAAACAGATCCTATTATAGCAACCATTCCACAACCAGCCATAATTAAAAGGCGGGGATTCATAAGACCAAACATTATACTATCTCTGCTGTAATTTTAACTCAAGTACATTAATTTTAGATTGAAGTTCTAGGATTTTAGATTGAAGTTCTAGGATTTTTTCTTGGTGCGTTAAATTTTGTTTACGAAGTTCTTTATTGTCTGAGTTAAGTCGATCTATTTCTCTATACAAATCGTCTCTGAGCTCCCTACGTGATTCTTTTTGCGCCTTTTTATCTTCACGCGTAAGGCGCTTATACGATAACCAACCACCACTTATTGCGGTCAGTAATGAAATTGTTATAGTCGATAAAACCTGAAAAGCATCAAAGGACATTATTTTCTTCTTTCCAAAGTTTATATGCAATAGACGAAACAATTGCAAAGTTTAAAGGATCAATCATATAAGATAAAAATCTATAGTCAAACAAAAACCATATTATGTGACTTAAGTTAGATGCTATTAATAAAAAAATACACAGCGTAAACTCTTCGACATAATCTTCTACCATATCTGTATTTTTATTAATCGATTTTGCTATTGAAACAAAAGAAAATAAAATTAATAGATTAGGTATTACGGTGAGAAGTATCGAAGATATAGACAATGTTTACCCCTGAAATGGATTTAATTTTTGCAATGAAACATATCTATATTGCGTTTGCTCTGTAGGTCCGCCAGTACATTTGCATTCTTTACCTTTGCATTTTTTACACATTGGACCAGCATCTCCAATAACATCTGGGCTTGGAGATTGTCCGCCTTGTATAGCGCCACCAACCGAAGTGCCTGGAACGTTAGCATCATCAAAAAGCTTTTTTGGATCTCTTCGTTTAACGAGATCTAAGTCATTAAAGGTATTTTCAAGTTCTTCAATTTGAGCTTGTATGACTTCTCTGAGATCTTCGTCTTTAACTGATTTAACTCTATTTTTAAGAACATTTAGCTTACCTTCAATTGTACCAACTAGTGCAGCCCTTTTAAAATCATCTTCATTTTCGTCTAGATGTGTAAGCTCATCTGAGCCTACGTTAGAATCATCGGCTGGAGAAAATGGCTCCTGATTAGCATCCTCATAATCTTCATATTCTGAGGACGGCGTGCCCTTTGGCTCTAGAATATCAATCTCTTCTTCTACGCCTGGAATATTTTCTGGTATACCATCAATAGTATCAGTTGGCTCATCATCAATAACATTTGATGGAGCTGGAACCTGCGCCATTGAGTCAAAGGTAATTTTCATTTCTTCATCATTCGGAATACGAAATGCTACTCCAAATGATCCTTCATTTGCTCTAGAGCTACACTTAAAAATACCACCATCTGCGCTTATAAAAGCGACTAGCACATCTAACTCTTTACCATCGCGTCTAGAACGAATTTCAAAGGCTTGCTTTCCAAAAGATTTATTTAACGCCTTTGTTAAATCAGAAGCCTTATCATTTACTCTATCGTAAATCGTATCGATTACATCAGCGCCTGGTGTCATTTTTAAACAGCGGTATGGGCCTTCAATACCATGTTTATGAATATCATATGAATCCGGATCAGCGACAATCGAAGATGTTAAATCATACCAAAATGACATCATTACATTTGTAAGATGCGCTGATAATTTTTCTCCGGCCAGCTGCTCTTCGTTTAACTGATAGAATTCTTCTATTGCTTTTAGCGGTTTTAGGTCGTGTGTTTTCATATTCTTTCTAAGATCCTTGTAACAACTGGGTCGGCTTGTATATGTATGTACTCATCTGAATTGATATATTTCAGAAAAAGAAGGCATGATTTAATTGCTGACCAATGTTCATTTTCTATCTTATATTCTAATAAGTGTTTAAGAGCTTTCACTCCAAATAAGTTCTGTAGTATAATAATATGATTTAGAGTTAAGCGTTCTGAAAAAACGCCAGTTTCCTTATAACGATTTAAAAGCTTTTTTAAATATTTAAACCTTTTTAAATCACTATAAAACTCATCAACATCCACACACTGTGGATTATTATAATGTTTATACGCGTATTGCGTAAAATTTGAAGAATCTATAATAAGCATAACTTATTATTTATATTATTAACTCGTGTATAGGCGATCAAATGTTTCGTTAGATGTTTCATCATTAGTATCATCTACTGGGCTACCTAAAGCAGCAATAAACTGATTTCTAACATTTTCATCATCAAATTCGCTAAGCTCAGTCATAGCTTGACGAATTTGTTTTGCGGTAAATAAATCGCCTTCGTCAGCTCGTCTAAGAGACTCATTCATTTTTTGAGATGGCGCGACGTTAACATTTGGCTCTTTAGCCTCCGGCGCATCGATATCAATCATAAAGTATTCATCATCTTCTTCGCCATTTGATCCCTTAGGATTTTTAAGAGCATCATCTTTTAGCTTTTCGGCTTCTTCTTCGCCTTTAGACAACTCTTTGCCATATGGTAAATCACTACGCTCTTTTCTTGCAGCTTCTACATCATGGGCATCTACGGATTTATCAACTTTAACTGCAGCGGCAGGATCTTTTACCTTTACCATTTTTTCATATGCAGTTTTTTCCATAATTCTAGCTGGCATATTTACATGCACAATTGGCTGCTTTGCGATCGTAAAATAGTCGACGGTCATCACATCGCCAGATTGGCTAGCTTGAACATAATGCGCGCCATACGGCGTGTGTAAAGTACGTTCTTGTATAAGTTTCATATGAATTAATTCCTCATAGAGATATTCTGTATCTATTTATATTATTTAAATTTTTATAATGTCTTTTGGCCAAAATCTTTTATTTGCGCCTTGAACATCGACGATAATAAAGTTAGCACCGACTTCTTTAACAGTGCCTTCTTCTAAGTTTTTTGTCTTTACTTGATCACCTATTTTAAATAAACCAGAATAAAACTCTTCTCTAGTTGGGGCTCTTTTAAAAATAACAGGCGGCCGCTTTGATAGGCCGTAAGAAACTCTAATTGATTCAAAAAGCTCTTTCACATAACGGCGCGGTGTATTTGATGGTAGGTTATTAGTAAATGTTTCTAAATCGCCTTGTTTAGCAAAAGAAATCATGTCAAATGAAGACGTTACTACAGTTGAATGGTGTTCAGGATCTCTAACCCCGCTTGACCAAATATCAAATGACTCTTTTAATTCATTTGGATTTATTTGATGCGGCGGCCCAATATAAATGACATTATGAAAATTAGAATCAAGAAAGTTAGAAAATACTTTAGTCGATACTTTTTTTTCTACGATATATTTTTTATAACGTGGAAATATATTTTCAATAAAGTATTTTCTTTTTCCAATAGGTAAAATCGAATTAGAATTATCATTAATAAAAATACGTAAAGGAAACTTATTCAAATTTGCTAATCTTGCAGCTTCATTAAATACAGTCTCATGACCAATAGAAGGTGGATCAAAGTCGCCAACTATAGCAACAATTCCTGGGCGCTTAATTGGATTTTTATTTAAAAAGTCAGCAAATTTATAGCTCATAATAATATCCTTATCTGCCAAAGCATATATATTTATATGACATTTATGACTTACTTTTTTCTAGTTTATCTTCTAATGTGTCAATGTATTCTAACAAATGTACAACATCATACGCATTTACGAATACACCTTTACCACTTAATCTAGCTTCAACCAAATTCATAATAGACTTATCGGTGTCTAGCTTAAACTCATATTCTGGATGAAAATCCTCTGAGCCTACATGAGCAATATCCTTTATAGTTTGTAGCAAATCTATCCTATTAGCTAATATTGCCGCATGACCTTCATTAAATGCGGACATTGCTTGATTGGGCTCATATTCATTAATTCCTACTTCACATAACAAACTAACTAAAACATGCATAATACTTTTATACGTTTCAATAGTGGTAGTTCCAAATTCTTTATGCGCTGCGCGCAGACATAAGTAAGCAGCTCTACACGTTATGCCTGCTCTACGCTCATCGTCAGTTAAACCCTTTATTTTATGTGAACGCGCCTCTTCAATTATTTCAATTAAATTAATAGCTGCAACCATTTCATCTTCTTGGGTTCTTTTATTCATAAATCAGTTTCTCATATTTAAAATTTGTTTTTCAGGGCCAAAAAATATAATTTTGTTAATATATTTATTCATCAATATTTCCCAATTATATTTCCATTTATTCACCATGCCTGAACTATTTTCTTGGTCGTGCTTAATAGTGCTACCTTCGTGAACCATTATATTACTTAAGGAGTCGCGGTGGTTACCATTAAAAATAGAATCTGTTCCAAAGATTGAAATATCAGCACTGCCCCATGTTTCACAAGCAAATTGACACGCTAAATGCCCAGAAGTAAAATACTTTTGTTCGTCATTTGGACTTTCACCCAATACTTCAGTTGGAATAGTATGAATAGACTCGATTAAATTAATATCATTAAAATATTCTAGACAAGTTCTTTCGCCGCCTGGCTTATCTTTACATACACTTAAGCCATATTGAGCTCTATCACCAATCACAATTTTAAAAGAATCAATATAATCATTGCGTATACCACCAATGCGCATTAATCTCGCAGAAGAGGCATCACAAAAAGCGGAATATGATATATGTTCTAAAAGACGATCATCCGGATAATTACACCCTATGATAACGTCAAAGTTACTGCGGTTTATTTGTTCAATATACTCTTCATAACTAGGACCGTTTCCTACGATAGCTATTTCCATAATAGATTTTCTCTTATATATGATTTACCTGTTGGTCCAGTCCAATGCCGAATTCGTGTATTATGATTGGGCTCACCCATTAAACGTAGCCAATTATATACGACTGGTAAACTATATATACAATTAAAAATTTTACTAGACTTATTAGCTATATATGATAGTGCTTCTTGATCGCCGCGTTCTAATTCTAAAGAAGAACGCATTGCCCATTCATAAAGAATATCATTTCCTAAATAAGATAAAACTACTCCACTATTCCACATTTTTTCGGAAAGATTAAATAATTTCATATAAGGAACATCAGCAATGAGCGATAATCCTCCTTTAACGCCATGCTTAAAAATATCATCAATAGAAGAAAGTATTTCTAAATCATTATCTAGCCAACACACTTGAGAATATCCCAAATCATGCGCTGCCAGAATAGCATATGGTTTAAGATACCACTCTTTTAAATTATATGGCGCATTGTTTATGCAATAAATTATTTCAATCTTATCAGAAAATTTATTCTCCAATAGATCTATATTTTGTCTAGACATACCAAAATTAGCAACTAGTATTGGTATATTAGTCTCAAGTTGACCTAGCATCCAATGAAGAAAGTCAACTTGTTTATCATCGCTTCCTAGTAAAAAGCACTTAGACATCATAGATATTATCATATGGAGAAAGCGAAGAGCTTTCAGAAGCTTCTACTCCAGAAAGCTCTTGAGCACGTTGTTCAGCGGCGTCACGATCATCATAGAATTCTAAAGCAACACCTTGTGTTTTCGAGCGCTGAATTGCTACAACCGCCCATTTATCACCATGACTACGATACGCAAAATCAAAAACCTTATTCATAATATATATCCTCTCTGATTATGATAGTATTCTATCATAAAACACCAGGAAAGTAAACTAAAAAATGCAATTATTACACATTTGTAATCTTTCTTAGTTCATAATCCAATTTAAAATGATATTAGTGCTAATGAAAAAGTTTGTTATTAATACCTGCAAAAAGATAAGCGTTCTAATAATAGCAATTCGATCTGCTTCCTTATCATTTTCATGGGATTTTTCTCCTAGTGCAATTGCCCATAAACGCCACATTAGCTATCTCTTTAAAATAGAAAATGAAAGTGGCATGCCCGTTTTATCTGTTATCATTCCTTTATTATTTTCAAGCTCAATGGCATAATATTTTCCATGGCCAGCGTGTCTTCCGTCATACAAAACAGGTTTAACTTTCTGACCATTATACGTGTGATCTTTGTGAAGTTGTCGAGAGTTTGGGTTATTTTTTGATCCAGCCACTATGCAAGTCCTTTTATTTCAATGTAATTAGAATAAGCGTCAAAAACATCACTAACACTATTTCGCTCAAGACTATTTAACAAATCTTCATTTACGTATTCCGCAAAATCAGAATCGCATGACATTAAAAAATCAATAAACGAAGGCTTATGATCCATAGTACCAGATGTAGTATAGTGTGAGTAGATATCAGACATATTTATCCAAGCCTGATTTTCACGTAATTCTTGAGCATATACTGTTGTGTATGATGGCTCAGCTGGGCGTTCAATAAATTTCATAGTATAGTTCCTTTATAATTTAATTTAGACTCTGTTTAGTTTCGCCGTTTAAATATTTGTAAAAAGACTTATATTTAATTTTTCTACCTTCTTCTTTTAAGACCCACGTTTCAAATAAGTGATCAATATAAGAAGGCAGTTCTAAATGCTCTCTCATAGTTTTTCTTTGAGCGCGCCATATTCTTGAGATTGTAGTGCCGGCCGGAGTATGAGTAAGCCTACAACTATTAGTCAAAACAATTGGGGCTCCATATCCTGCATCCTTATCATAGTAATAATAGTATGGAGTATCTTCTTCATGCATAGCATAATCGGTTATAATCACCTGTGTACTATCATTATTGACATGCAAATGATTTTCTAAACTCATAATGATAGAACGCTCATCATCAATAGTTGGAGACACATTATTGATGATATATATATTTTTACTTTGAGGGCGCCAATCTTGAGGTGCATGGCCGGGTTCTTCACCCCACCATTCTCTAATTCCATAATTTTCTAAAGTTAGCGTTTTTACGACTAAAATTGCCATTATATAAACTTTCTTATTAAATGGGGAACACCCCAAAAGTACAACACATATATTAGAATAAATCCAGTTTGAAATATAGCAAACTGGAGCTTAGTCATTCATACAATCCTCATACCACATAAACTACGAAAGCCATGAGGCAACGTATGGTAGCACGAACTCAATAATTAGAAGTGGCGGAAGCAAAAGTATTAGTAGCCAACCAATCACTGTAATAGTAATAGTCAAATATACCTGTAATACCGCGCCGAAAGCTCTTAAAATATTCATAATATAATCCTTATTTGTTCATTCAATATATATTATATAACAAAGGGGCCATGTTGTACATAGCCCCTTCGCACTTTTTTCAATTTATTTTATACTTGATAGTTGCCAATTTGACCACGACCAATGATGGCGGCCAATACCAAACCTTGAAGGAATTGAACATCCATCACGTCATAGCGGCGTGCATATTCTTCCACGTCTTTATCGAGGAAAATTCCCATGAGACGATAGTCTATGCTATCCTCATCATCCTCATCACCCAGTTTTTCCAGGTACATGTTATACAACCTATTGAGATGCCCTTGAATTGGGTCATAACTGCTGTCTAATCCATTAAAAAATTTTCTAATACGCGTGGCGAATTCGTTAAAGTCGAAATCATCGAAAAAGCTACCAACTGCGCTACGTGCGTCATTTACGAAATCTTTAATTCGATCGACGATCCCCTCGGTAATCATCTCAGGTTCTTGTACGCTACGTACAGACTCCATAAGGAGATCCATCTTTTGTTTATTGCTTAGCATGTTATTTCCTTATACCTAGTAAAGAAGCCAGGCCTGGCTTCTTTTCTGGCGGATAGTTAAAATCGCCTGTCTTGATGCTGTATAACTGTGATTTCAGCTTTTTAAGGTCAATTCCGTACCGTTTGAACTTGTCCAGTATGAACTTTTCTTTAGCAGATCCACCTCCCGC